CCCTTGCTTTTGTGGCGTGTAACGTACTTGATCACGTTACCCTCTAAGTAGCCCAACTGGTTTGCAAGCACAAAGTCCCAAGGTTGTATGGACAGCTGGTAGTGTTGACCAGCTATCTGTTTGTCGTTCGCTTTCATTTTGTTTGCCCCATATTAGGTGTAACAATATTGTGCCACTTACGGTGGCATGATCGGCATAAATTACTTGTAGGCCATCTTGGTGCTTCATTGCCAAATAAATGATGTGGAGCCCAATGATGCCTTTCTGCCTCTGGTGCGTCACACACCTCACATTGAACCGTTATTTTATTCAACTCCATGTACACAGCAGTTTTTGTTTTCACATACTCCAACGGGCCATTCTTTGCAGCATACTCAATGGCTAAATTTTTCTTTACATATTTTGGAAACACTGTTTTACAGTTTTGGCAATAAATTGGGTAAACAGTCGAACCTGAGATTATTTTAGTTATTCCAATTTTTAAATCTTTTGAATCACAGTTGTTACAAATTTCCATACCTATCCCCTAACTTAAAAAATTGCACATCGTTACTGGGACAAATGGGACACACCTATAGGTGTGTGTCCTGTCCTGTCCCAGGGTAATCTCGCCTTGTCGAAAGGACAAATGTCCCACTTTGTCCTGTCCTGTCCCACTTGTCCCACCCTACTTTTCAGACCGTCTAAGAATTAAAACAGAACCCGTAACATTGTCAGAAACAACCCAACCATGTTCATGCGATTTAATAATTTCAGCGTTCAATAAGTTATAAATCAACCTACCTTTTTTGCTTTCTTGAGCATATGTTTTAGCTGTAGATTCTGCTAAACCATCGTTTGTTGTCAAATAATCAAGCAATGCACTACGAGATAAATAGGGTAAACCGTTCTTATCTTCTGCCCCTGAGTGCCACCAAGCGTTAGTAAATTTCTTTATGTCGCCAGCAACTTGAGATTCTTTTTTTGTCTTGCGCTCAGGTGGGTTTTCATCAATCAAAAAGACCGCCCCCTTAATCTCATCGCCATCTTCATCAAACCAGTTTAAGGGTACGCTCTCAATCTTGCCAAATAACGGGGCAGGAGCTTCTGCGTCTTTCATCTTAGTGCATGAAATTTCAATAACGTCATCGTTTTTAGATACCAGCAAAGACGAATCTAATGATGCTTTCCAAGCGCTTGAGCCTCGCGCTCTTTGCTTAGAGTCACCAGAATGACCTGTGTGATGGTTAAGGCAAACGCTTGAACACAGTGCACGAGCGACTAGATTGCATGAGTTAACCATAGTGCGGGTGTCTTTAGCAGTGTTTTCATCACCGCTCATGTGATTGTTTACTGTGTCAATAAATATTGCTTGAGCATCTTCAGAGGTCAGCTCGCGCACGGCATTAATAATCTGTGCAGCAGCTTGTGGTGTGTCAATATCAATGGCTTTGTTTGAAATAAGTAAATTGTCCAATCTTTCAATATTGTAAGTTTTGCACCATGCGGCTACCCTTTGTCTAATGCCATAGTTTCCCTCACCAGCCATGTAAACCACGACACCATTTTTGGTTTTATGACCGTGCCAATCAATCCCAGCAGCAATGTGGCAAGCCATGTCTAGTGTAATAAATGTCTTGCCAGAACTAGATTCGCCGTAAACCATGCTTAATCCACTGTCTGGTATCCAATTTTTTATCACCCATTTAAGGGGCGATGGTTGCCCAAGATAAGACGTTGCCCTAGTAAAATAATACTCATGCACCTGTGCTGTCATTGCTGCCAAGATTGCCTCGGCTGCATCATGCCCAATAGCGACAGAGGCTGCCACGTCTGTCTCTGGCTCATACCTAGAAACAGAGCGAACAATTTGAGCTAATTCACTTGATGGCAAGGGTATTTCACAGCGTGTTTCGTTTGCAATGGCAAGCGCTGCCATAATCTCAGCCTCGGTCATGCCGTAGCGCCTCATAGCGCCCCCAAGAGATGTCAAACCACTGTTCCTGCTACCTTGTATCAAACCACCGCCAGTTGTCGCACCTTGCCTTGTCTCAGGCTTTTTCATATCTGTGTATGCTTGCAACCATGTTTCAGGCACATTAAAAGGAACAACACCGTCAAAAGGGTCAGATGATGCTTCCCATTGGTAATTTCTACCTTCAATTGTTGATGGAAAAGCCACAAAGTAACGACCATCTGAAAGTAAGTCCACGCCTTCTGTGAGCTTGCATGATCTGATCTCTGGGTTGTAAACGCCAATGTGATGAGAACCGCCACCTGCTGTTAATTGCATAACCCCATCTGGTGTTTCGCCGTTTGTTTCAAGCCAAGATGCCCATGAAGTATCGCCACCGTTTCTTGGGTCTACGTCAAAGACAACAATGCCTGAGCGCTCTCCTGCTGCAACGCCGATGTTGTAATCTGGGTTTTGCGCCCACCATCTAGCAATTTGAACTTGGTCTATTGTTGCGTCTTTTACTCCGTGTTGAGTGGCTGGAACTTTGCCATTTGGCAGGACTGGCAAGACATACCAGCCCCATGCGGCATAGGCTAAAGCTGCTTCTAATTTTGTAATTGTTGACATAAATTAACTCACGTTGTGTTTTTGTTAAATTTCTTGCAGTTATTTCCCACCTTTTTTTTGTAGATAATCAGATAATTTCTTAGCCGTTTCATAAGTCACGTTTGTTGCGTCACCCCTTGATATGCGCCAAACAGTTTGATATGACAAGCCAACCTCTTGAGCCACAACCGTAGGTTTTCTATCATGCAATGCTAGTACAATATCATTTAAAGACATCATTTTAAAACTCCTTATAAATAAATTAAAATATTATTTGACATCATAACTTTAATTTGTTAAATTATCAACACTCACTAAACGGATTGTCCGCCCAGTGATACAAAAGGAACTAAAAATGGCTATTAACCTAAAGTCCACAAGTGGCTTATCTGCCAATGGTGTGAAGATGCTTGTATACGGCAATGCAGGGACGGGCAAGACTTCACTTATCGCTACTTTGCCCAACCCTGTTGTGCTCTCTGCCGAAGGTGGTTTGCTGTCAATCCAAGATGCAAACCTGCCTTATGTAGAAGTGAACTCTTATGAAACTTTGATGGAAGCGTATAAGTGGTTGACTGAATCTGCCGAAGCCAAGGGGTTTGACTCTATTGCATTGGATTCAATCTCTGAAATTGGTGAAGTGGTATTGAACCACGAGAAAAGGATTGCCAAAGACCCACGTCAGGCTTATGGCGCTATGCAAGAACAAATGGCTAGCATCATTCGTGCATTTCGTGACATACCAGGTAAGCACGTCTACTTCACCGCCAAGTGCGAGAAGTCACAAGATGAAACGGGGCGCTTGCTGTATGCCCCATCGATGCCAGGCAACAAAACTGGGCAATCATTACCTTACTTCTTTGACGAAGTGCTTGCCTTGCGTGTTGAGAAAGACGCAGACGGTAACAGTCAACGTGCTTTGATGTGTGACTCAGACGGTATTTGGCTTGCCAAAGACCGCTCAGGCAAGCTAGGCGCATGGGAAGCGCCTGACTTATCAGCAATCATTGCCAAGATTGGAGGCTAATTATGTTATACGCATACCCCCTTGGTGATGAAAACTTAAACGAATTCCAAAGAGGAATTTCCGCCCGTGATTACTTTGCCGCAAAAGCAATGCAATCTTTAATTATTACAGCAAATTTGGATTCTACAAGAGAATACAAGTCTCAGGAAGTTGACTATATCTCTGAAATTACACGAACAGCATACAATATTGCCGACGAAATGATGGAAGCGAGGGACGAGTAATGGACAATCTTGAACTTTTAACCCAAGCGTGGATTAAAGCCAAAGCCTCAGAAACCGAGGCTATCGAATGGCGACGCAAGACCGAGGACAAGATTATTTCATTGCTCGGTGTGCCTGAGAACTTTGAGGGCACTGAGAGCTTTAAACCAGATACTGGATTAGGTTTAAAGATCGAAGGTCGCATTACCCGCAAGGTAGATTCAGAGAAGTTACAAGAATTGGCAAACTTGCACGGATTAAGTGATCACTTGCCTAGCCTCTTTAGATGGAAGCCTGAAATCAATGGGGCAGTCTGGAAGGCAACAAGTTCAGAAATTACCAACCACTTTGCTGAGGCAATCACCGCCAAAGCAGGTCGCCCTTCATTTTCAATTATTATCCCTAAGGAATAAATCATGGAACTTAACCAAACATTTGATGTAGAACAATTACCCGTTGGCACAAACAACTATGACCTGTTAGTGGCAGGTTGGTACACAGCATTTGTGCATAGCGCAGAAGTTAAGCAAACCAAGAATGGTACAGGCGAGTACATTAAGATTCGCTTTGACATTACAGGTAATAGCGGGCAAGGTCGTGTGGTGTTTAGCAACATTAACATTCGCAACCAAAACAGTCAGGCTGAAGAAATAGGTCGTCAGAACTTAGGCGACATTATGCGAGCAATAGGGTTGGCTCGTGTGACCAACACAGATCAGTTAATAGGTGGAGCATTATCTATCAAGGTAACTGTGAAAGCCGCAGAGGGTCAATACGGTGCGTCGAATGAGGTTAAGGGCTACAAGGCAATAGAAGGTAGCAAGCCAGTAGCATCTTTTGCACAACCAGTAGCAAAGACATCTGAGACAAGTAAATCAGCACCACCTTGGCAAAAAGCGAATTAAACAAAAAAAGCCCCTAGTTTTGGCTAGGGGCAAAGTTGGGATTTACACCCAAGGAGATGAAAATGATTATACCTGAGCCGATGCACAACGTGCAAAATTTGATTGACGCTCATCACGAAAAGATAGCAGAGCCACCACGCCCCCATATGGGTGCAAGCACTCTAGGACACCCTTGCGATAGATGGCTTTGGCTGTCTTTTAGGTGGGCTGTGTTGCCCCAGTTTCCTGGCCGAGTGCTGCGCTTATTTAGGCGTGGCCATAACGAGGAATCTACCATTGTCCGTGACTTACGAGATATTGGGGTTGACATTAGAAACACCAATGAGAACCAAGCTCGGGTAACTTTTGGCGCTCATGTGTCAGGGAGCATTGATGGCGTGATTGAAGGTGGCTTGCCTGAAGCACCAAACAAGCGTCACGTTGCTGAGTTTAAGACACACAGCAAGAAGTCATTTGACGATATGGTTAAGAACGGCGTCAAGAAGTCTAAGTTTATGCACTGGGTGCAGATGCAGGTCTATATGCAAGGGACAAACATAGACCGAGCTTTTTACCTAGCTGTGTGTAAAGACGATGACCGCATTTACACCGAGCGGGTGAACTATGAAAAGGAAGCAGCCGACAAAGCCATAGCACGGGGCAAGAGATTAGCACTAGAAGAGCGTCTGCCACCTCCTATTAGCACTGACCCAAGTTGGTACGAGTGCAAGTTTTGTGACGCTTACCAGTTTTGTCATAAGCAAGAGCCAACTAAAGAATCAAACTGTCGCACTTGCGCCAATGTGACGCCGTTAGAAGATTCAACGTGGCGATGTGAGCGTCACGATGCCAATGAAATACCTGTAGAGTTTCAGCGCACGGGCTGTGGTAGTCACGTTATTCACCCTGATCTTGTGCCTTGGAAGCGCAAAGAAAGCGATAAAGAATGGCAAGCCATCTACATTGTTAAGGGTAAAGAAATTAAGAATGGCGAGAAAGCGCCCGATGTGTTTACAAGCAAAGAGATTCTGAGCAACGTAGACGCTTGCCTTAATGCTGACAATTTTGTTCAAGCATTAAGAAAAGACTTTGATGCGGAGATTACAGGGTAATGCTTAGAGAATACCAACAACGAGCCATAGACCAGTTATACGCATGGTTCGCCAATAACAAAGAAGGCAACCCTTGTTTAGTCATGCCAACTGGAAGTGGAAAATCTCATGTGATTGCTGCTCTTTGCAAAGACGCTATTCAGACATGGCCTGAAACCAGGGTGCTTATGCTGACCCATGTAAAAGAGTTAATT